GCGACCTACTTGGCCGATGACGATGGGATTTATCACTGGCGCGACGTCATCCTGCCGTTCACGACGAGCAGCAGCGCGGCGCAGCGCATCGCGAGAATTAACCTGCGGCAAGCGCGCGAAGAAATCATCTTCACCGCGAAGTTCAATCTGACGGCGATGCAGCTCCGCGCGGGCGACACGGTCAATCTCACAAACGCAAATCTCGGCTTCTCGTCGAAGGTGTTCGAGGTCATCGCGTGGTCGCTCGCGAGTGACGGCACGCCGCCGACTCCGGTAATTGAACTGCAACTACGCGAGACAGCTTCGAGCGTTTATGACTGGACTGTTTCCGACGAGGTCGCGGTGGAGGATGCGCCGAACACGACGCTGCCGAATCCGTTCTCAATCGACCCGCCTACCAATCTAACGCTCACCGCAGACGGCACGACGCAGTTCATCCAAGCTGACGGCTCGGTGATGCCGCGCATCAAAGTGGCATGGAGTGCACCGACCGAGCAGTTCGTCACGAGTGGGGGCAAGACGGTCATCGAATACAAGGAGGGCACGGCGACGACATATTTGGTCTGGTCAACGGTGGACGGCGACCAGACGCTGGACTTCATTTCCTCGGACGTGCGAATCGGCACGAGCTACAACGTGCGGCTCTACGCGCAGAGCTTCTTCAACACGTCATCGACCTACACGGACGTGTTCACGACAACGCCGGTGAAGGACACCACCGCCCCAAGCATCCCAACCGGCCTAACAGCCGTCGTCGGGACGGGCCGCGCTGTCTCGCTCGACTGGAACGACAACACCGAGCCGGACTTTTCGGAGTATGGCATTTACCGGCTCACATCTCCCGTCACCGCTTCCGCGCTGAAAATTGCCGAGGTCCGCGCGTCGCGCTTCGTGGACACCGACGTGGACATCGGCACGACGTATTATTATTGGATCAACGCTTACGACACGGTCGAGAACGTGTCAGGGTTTGCGCCCTACGTTCAAGCCACGCCGGTCGTGATTACGGCTGGGCCGATCGACTCGACGCCGCCGAGCACGCCAAGCGCGCCGACCTATGTCTCGGAATCGACTTACCTTTCCAGCGACGGCGGGACATTCGCAAAGATCACCATCGCCGCCCCCGCGCTTCCTGCGGGCGCGCGGGTCAATCAAGTGCTTTACAAGATCAGCGGCTCAACCGACTTCCTGATTGCTTGCGAATTAACGGCAGCGGGCAACGCGACCATCGACGATCTCACGGTCGGGGCGTCATACGTTTTCGCGATTCGCGCGGTGTCGTTCAGCAACGTGCGCAGCACGGTCTCGACTACGTTGTCGAGGACCGCGCCGAGCAACACGACGGCACCGGCTGCGCCGACCGGAGGGACATTTACGGGCGATGGCGTGAAGCCGAAATACTTTACCGGAACCCTCGTGTTTCTCGTCGGCACTCGAATCGGATGGGCACCGAACACCGAATCCGATTTCGATTACTACCAAATCAAAGCGACGACAACCAACAGCGACGCGGCGACAGATTACAGTTGGACGCCGTTCGACGGAGCAAATTTTTTCGTAACGACACGAGACACCGAAACGTTCCTATACACCTCGACGATTGGCGCGGGATACATACGCATCAGGGCCGTGAACCGATCAGGTGTTGCGTCATCGTGGGCAAGTCTCGGAAACGCAAACTCGGCGGCGTCAGTCGGAACTGGAACGGTCTCAAAATACAATGACTCCGACGTAACCACCACCGGAATCAAAACCGGCTCTGGCTCATCCACGCGACAGGTAAACGTCGTCTATGAAATTAACGACGTGGTCACGCTCACAGGCGGGGCCGCGACCGAGAACGTAAACATCTCCCTGACGAATCGCGGATTCAGCACGAAGCCTGATGACGGTCTGGTCGTGGTCGAGGACGTTCTTTACCAAGGCTTCTACGACTCGCAGTCCGCAAGCTCAACATCCACAAACGCGGTAATAAAAATCTATCGCAACGACGGCGGTACGCTTGCATCAGGACCGCTTCGACTCTCCGCACGCTTCACGGATTACACCTAACATGGCCTTTCAAAAAACATTCACGCTGCGCTCTGGCGCACAGGGAAACTACACGCGGCTCATCACCTACCGCGTGGACAGAATGACGCGCGAGGCCGTGGGGTTGTTCTCACTCTTCGTGGACTCGGAGGCGGCGCACTCAGGCAAAGACCCGCTCACGCCGTGGATTGCAAAGTTGCGCGTGACGGGCGACGCGTTCGACCGATACTTTTCAAGCGCCGCGCTCGATGCCGACACGATGGCGAATTTCTACCGCGCAGCGAAGGCCGAGCCGATGGTTTCAGATTTCGGCGACGCTTTGTTTTCGGATGCGCTCGACGTATGACCGAAGCGGATACAAAGTAGGCGCCGCGCAATTACACGCTTGCCATCGCTGCCGATTTTGCTCTCCTCGCAGCACCATGCGGCGGCGAGGGCTGAGGCCAACCGCAAGCCCGCGAGCGGATTTACCGCTGCGCGGGCTTTCTTTTGCGCGGATTCCGAATCCATCGCCAACATTTGATTCGTTTTAAGTGGCGCAACTGCAACGGCTTAGGTAAGCAGCAGGACAAAATACGCAATTGAGCTTTACGCAGGCGGGGCGATCGGATTGAGTGTGCACGTCGGAGGGAATTAACCCCGAGACGAAAAACCAAAAAACAAAATGAAGACCCAAATGAAGAACGCCAACAGCCTCGAAGCCCTCAAATCCAATGCGCCAGAAGGAACCCGATTCATTCACACCGCGAGCGTGATGGATGACAGCTCAACCGGTGGCTTCTGCGGATTCTACGCCACGCCAGAGCAAGAGCGGGAATACAACGACGGAATGGCTCGGATGGCCGAGATGGGATAACCAACCCCACCCCCGCAAACCACCCCGCTATCTCTTCGGAGGCGCGGGGTTTTCCGGTGCCAGACCGGAGGGAAATAACCCCGAGGCTCGCAACATAACAAAATGAACTACGCCGCTCGAATCACTGTCCGCCAAAATACACGCACCGGCCGCACGGTCGCCGGATTCGCATCATCCCTCCCGCGTCTTGGGACCGAATGGCGCGACGTCGCCAACTTCGGTCGGTGGTTCGGCGGCCAGATGAGCTACCGGCCATTCAAGACGGCCTTGGCGCAGGCTCGGGATTTGGCCGAATACTACTCCAATCTCGCTACCGGAAAATGAGCCCGACCACCGCCCTCACCCAAGCTCTGGTCCTCGCGCTCACCGCGCCCGACCAAGCTCGCGCCGACCGCGCAATCGCTCTTGCCGAAAGCATCGGCGCGGGCTGCACGAAGCGCCAAGTCGCCACCGCGAAACGCAACGCCTCGAAGCTCACGAAATGAAATCCACGCTCCTCCTCCTCGCGCTCTGCGCAACCGCGCGCGCCGCGCCACCCGCCTCCTTCTTTCGCGCTCTGCACGTCGTCGAGACAAGCGGCCGCACAGGGCCAATCATCGGCGACGGTGGCAAGGCGCTGGGGCCGCTCCAGATTCACCGCGGCTACCATGCCGACGCAGGCATCGGCGGCGACTATTCGCGATGCGCGGGTCTCGACTACTCGCGCTGCGTAGTCACCGCTTACCTTCAACGCTACGCGCCCGCAGCGTGGGCGGCGGGCGACGTGGTCACGCTGGCCCGAGTGCACAACGGCGGGCCACGCGGGGCGAGCAAGCCCGCGACGGTGGCCTACGGCGACAAGGTTGCGCGCCTCACCAAATGAAAACCCTCAACGACATCAAACGCGTGGTCGCCAAAGCAGGCGCAACCGTCGAGGAGGATTGCGGCTATCGCGACATGAGAGTCATCCAGCTCGTTGCTCCCGTTGGTAAACTCTGGGCAGGCACGGACTGTCAATGCGAGCCGGTGCAGTGGGCGTGCGGATCAGCGCCTCACGCGGTGCAACACAACGAGCAGGCGTTCGCGGACATCCTCGACACGCTGTCTCACGGACTCCGCGAGATGACGCTGGAGGAAGCGGCGGACTACGCCGAGGATTGCACCACCAAATAACTTTCGGAGCCACCCGAACACCAAGGCCAACGAGCCCGACCGTGGGCGTGCGAAAATACGCGGTCACAATCAGCAACACAACACAACAGGACGACAATGAATCAAGATAACTACGACACGGAAAACGAAATGCTCTGGGCCGCGATGGACCTGCGGACCATGACGAGCTTCAAAGCGGAAATCGCGATCTCGCGACGAGTGACGATCAAACCGAACGCGATCAAACCGAACGCGATCAAAGATACTTGGGATTATCAGATCACATTCGGCGATATCTTGAACCGCGGTGCTTGGCGCTGGGAGTGCGCGCAGGCTGACTCGCTGAAGGCCGCGATGGACATCACCCGCGCGCAGATCACCGCACAGGGCGACGAGAAGGCGCGCGAGCTCCTGCAATTGCAAGACGCCGCCGCAAAGCTCGGGCTGAAGCTCGTGGAGGCCGCACCATGAGCCGACCCGCATCACCGCTGGTGCCGCTCGTAATTCGCCGCGTGCTCGAAGGATTTTCCACGAAGGAAATTGCGCACGAAGCGCAGCTGACCGCAGGAGCGGTGTCGAAGATCATCGGCAACACGCCGAACATTCGGAAGCAATACGTCACTAACGCCGAGTTTCGTCAGCTCCTCAACCAACGCAAAGCCACACCATGAATCTCGAACTCATCCACGCAGAACTCGTCCGCATCCGCGAAGCTCTCGAAGCGCGACCCTACGCCGCTGGCGCGCCGGCTGCAAAGCCTGCACCGACCAGCACGAAGACTGACGAGG